TATGCAGGTTTGCAGGAAATTGGCAGTGTGCATATGATGTTTCTGGTAACTGTTGATAACTCAGTTTATAGTTATTTTTATGGGTGGTATGGATTAATTATTGATGAGCAAGGATACTATCATCCAAAAAGTGTGTATAAAAAGGATATTTATATTGCATTGTATGATCGGTCTGGAATACCGTCAACAACATTTAAATTGAAAGGGGCTTTCCCAAAAACAAAACCAGTTCTTGATCTATCTTACTCGGCTAATGATATACTGATGTTGCCAGTTGATTTAAGTATTGACGGGGTTGAAATAAGTAGCTTTATAGGATCAATTAGAAAGGGGGTGGAAAATTTTTAAAGGAGAGAAAGTATGAGCGAGTACTACTTCCCAATAAACCTCCCCTCAAAGTGTCTGCCCTACGAAAATATCAAACCAGAAGATATCACAATTAGAGCATATCAAGGGGCTGACGAAATCTATCTTGCTGAGATCAATCCAATCAACATTGAAAGAAAGTATCTTGAAGTGTTGAAAAATGTTGTTCAAGGGATTGATCCAATGAACTTGACTCTTGGAGATAGACTATACATTATTGTGTGGGAGTATGCCAAATCGTATTCAGAATTCATTACAGTAAAGAATATTGTTTGTACACATTGTCTCAAGGAAGTTGAGGTTAGTGTTGATCTTACTCAACTTGATGTAATCACTTTGCCTGATGATTACAAACAACCTTACAAGGTACAGCTTCCAAGTGGCAATGAGATTCTGTTGCGGCTGCTTACTATTAAAGATGAAATAGAATCAGAAAAACATATTGAGAATGAAAATTTTGGACATTTGTATAGATATGCGCGATCAGTAGTTGATGATGCAGATGTGCTTTCAAAGTTGGAAAGACTTAAGAAGATGAGCGCAAAAGATGTTGCTACAATCCGAGCCTTTCATGAGAAATTTTATCATGGTCCTGATATGAGGACAAAGTACACTTGTCCAGAGTGTGGGGAGGAGGATATATTAGAGGTCCCCTTTCAACTTGAATTCCTTTTCCCGCATGGTCAAACCCTTACAAGTACTTTTGGAGAGGGAATTTAACTTGTGGTATTATGGACATGGTGTTAGTATAGAGGACTTGAGAAGACTTGATGCTAGAAAGTTAGATTGGTACTATGGAAGGTTATTTAAACAGTTATCTGATGAAAGGGATGAAATTGAATCTCTTTCAAAACAATCTAAACTGAAGAGTGTCTGATGATAAAAAGAAAAATTCCAAGATTTGAAATTATTGTTGATCAATACAACATGCAAACTCTGCAGGCTCTTCGTATCAAGCTCTCTAGAGATTATTTGGCGTTCTTTCGAAGTTTGTCAAAGTTGTATGGAAGAAGTAGGCGGAAAAGAGAGATAGACGAAACTATTATTAGAATAAGAACGGCAATCGCATTTCTTGATAATATTCTAATAGAAGGGGTGTTAGAAAAAAAGGATGTAAAAAGTCTTACAGGACAATTAAAGGAACTAAATGAAATTCGGGATTATTTTTTGGAGCAAGTTGAAAATGTAGATGCTTTAAGAGAGAAGACTGAAAAGGTTAGAAGAGAAACAGGTATATCACCTAAAGATTTAAATATAACAGAGAAGGTGATTAAGATTGGTGTGCAGCAAGCTCGCAAACCTGTATGGAGACCTAGTACACTTGAAAGATTCAAAGAGAGAATGCCTCGTACTTACTATGCAGGAGCAAGGATTCTTCGAGGAGCAGGTGCTGCTGCATTTGGGCCTTTTGCCCCTCTTGCAAGTTTAGCTCTACTCTCTGCAGGAGAAATGCTTAAGCTACCTGTTACTGTAGTAGGGGCTCTTCGTAAAAGAAAAGTAGAATCACTTAGAAGAGAATTGCGTCCTGTAATAGGGGGACTTTCTACACAACGACTTCGACAGATGTATGCAGAGCGGGGGGCCGGACTTGGGGTTACTGGATTTGGTAGACTTCGAGCAGAAGTACCCCGGCCACAACCTGTAGCAAGAAGACGAAAACGCACTAAAGAGGAACAAGTTGCTCCGTTAGTATATTTCTTTGATAGAAAAGCTTATAGAGCAAAATGGACTAGAGAATTATTATCAAGATTTAAGCGATTTGAAAGAAAAGAGAAAGATGCGGGGCTCATAAGCAGTTTATTGAAAGGTATAGGTGGTTTACCTGGAAAGTTTTTAAAATTAAGTGCTTCGATTGTTCCATTTCTTGGAAAGGCCGGATTACTTGCTAGTTTGGGTGCTTCAATTGGTTTTACTACAAGTAGACTTTATAAACTTGCTGGTGTAGTGGCTTCCTTGTGGGATGTGAAGAAACAGGTGCGGACTGGGGCTGTAAAGATAGGAAAAACTGTTGCTCAAAGAAAAGAAGCAATTCGTGAAATGGGCCTTGAGAAGTATGCGGAGAAAACAGGGCGCGCCCCAGCAGCAGTGTTGACTAATATTATTGCCATGGAAGAGCGTGCTAGATTGCAAGAGGAATACTCCAAACCATGGTACAAGAGAATATTTTCTAAGGAACCTGAACTGAAGACTTCTCAGGAAATTCAGAAGAGGCTTGAAGAACTTAAAACTGAATTTGGTGTAAGAAAGCAATCACCTGATGCAGCAGCTTCTGAAGCTGCAGGAAAACAGATTGTAGAAGAAATAAATAAATTATCTAGTGCAATAAAAGATTTATCTCAACAGGTAGGGAGAGATAAAGAAGTTCCTGCAATTAAAGATACAAGTATTGGAAATTTATATGATTCTGGTGATGTTTTAGTAAATGAGCACGCTTCTGGATCTTTAACATTAGGAGGCGAGTAAAAGTGTCGGAGCGTAAAGAAATTCACAAGACAACATTCTCAAGAAATTCAAAAAAGACCGCTAAGCCTAAAAGCACCATTTTTACAGAATATGGTTACAAGCCTGATGGTGATGGGGTTCCTCCTGAGTATCTTGTTAGAATAACAAGTTTTAGAAATAATTGTACTGTTGTAGCTGTTCTTCAAGAAAATATTATGACAAGGGTTGAGTCAAGGTGGGAACCATTTATACCAACATCAATGTTAGCGACTGGAAACCTTCTTATACAGGCAGTAACAGGCGGGAGAAGATCTTTAATTACAAAAGCGACGAGCCGCAGGATTTGGATGGGCTCAACACCGATGGTGTTATCTTTAAATTTAAAGTTTGAGGCGGTAACGAGTCCCCAACTTGAAGTAGTGGAGCCCTGCAGGTTGTTGCAAACAATGGCCCTTCCATCTGAACCTTCAGGACAAGCAGGTCTTACAGATTTTTGGACAAATCTAAAGAAAGGTGTTGAAGAGCATGGACTGCTAGACCCGAGGGCTTATGATGAAGCATTGAGCAAGCTTCCAGTACTTGGTCCTCCTGGACCAACACCATTTACTACAGAAGGAATTCTCAATGCTGAAAGGTCATGGAATGAGTTAAATGAAACTGAAGTGATTGAGGGTATGAAAGGAGGGGATATAATAGTTGTTGATTTAGGGAAGTTTTTATCTTTTTGGAATGTCATAGTAAAAGAAGTATCGACTGTGCATCATATTAAATTTGATCCTTCAGGGGACCCAATTAGTGCGAATGTTAATATAGTATTTGAAACTTATGAAATGATGACGCGAGAGAGTTTGGAAACAGCATACCAGAAAGTAGCTATGAGCCCTGCTCCTGAATCTGTAGCAGGCATAACGAGCAGAGATATTTATAATTCAGTTAGTGCAGGTACGGCGATAGCATGAATAGAACAAACTTTTATCATCAGATTACAGTGGGCGATGTTGATGAACTAGATTTTCTTTGGAACTCTTTGTCTGAGTTCAAAATGAATTATACACCGACTTACTATCGTGTTGCAGCCGATGATCTGATGCGACCAGATATGATTAGTTACAAGTGTTATGGTGTTGTTGAATTTTGGTGGATTATTATGCTTGTAAACAATATAGAGAACCCTTTTATTGATTTGGTTGAAGGAGCAATATTGACCATACCGAGCCGACTTGATATTTATGATTTTCAAAAAGAATTTAGAGTTCGACGTGCACAGTAGAAATTATGTTTTATATTGGAAATTACTACATAAACTTGAAATTTGGGAATACAATAATCCCAGTTACTCCATCAATGATTGAGGAGATTACTATCACACAAGATATTGATAGATTTCTTCCAACTTTCAAGTTAGCGGTAAAAGATGCAACAGGGCTACTCGGTGAGATTGCCCCTTTTGATAAAAATTTGAATTTAGTGAGTCTTGAAATTGCAAGGAATGTTAGTGTTGATGATTTAAATGAGTTTAATTTTACTGTTGACAGAAGAAGTGCAATTTCAAACAAAGATTATGTTATTCAAGGTGTGTTGAATGTAAGTGGTTTGTTTGACCCTGAAAAAACGAGGGCACTAACCGGGCTTATTAAATCAAATCTAGAAAGTATTTCAGAAGATGAATTAAATATTTCAAATACAGAAGTTGGGGCATCATTGAATTATGAAAAAACTATTGTTCAGCCGAAATGGAATAATGCAAAATTGCTTAGATATTTAAAAAGTAATCTTATTGGAAGAAATAATGAAGCAGGTTATTATTGTTTTATTAAGAATATACACGGTGAACCAACATTTGTTTTTAAGAGCGTAAATGAGTTGTTTGTTTCGCCAGTTCAGTATAAATTTATTGTGGGACATAAAGAATATAAAGATTTTTATCCTGTAAATGAGTTTAGAGTATTTGATGATTCAAAACTTGTTGTAGGGCTGGCGGCTAAGACACAAGAGTATAGTTATTTTGATTATTCAACTGGAACATATACAAGTAGCAATGTAAGTATAGATGATTATCCTTCATTAGTTGAACATCATTTAGTAGATGATGATGATGCCACAGAAGGCATATCATTTTCTAGGTTAGGAAGAAGTAATGATTTTACAGAAGATTTTGGTGGAAGAGTAAGAAATGATTACTATGAAAGAATTACAAGTTTGATAAGTATGTGGATTTCGACTTGGGGGTTAGAAAATATTGCACCTGGCGATATAGTTAAAGTTATTTTTAGTGAAGCGCTTCAGAGAGGGAAATTGTTTTTGTATCAGCATTCAGGGTATTGGATGGTCAAGCGTGTGGTCCATGTTCTTACCAACTCATTCATGACAAACCTTCTTTTAGTACGCAGCGGAATTGATACAGATATAGAAACTACATTGGCAGAAGCGAAAAACCAGAAGAGAAAGAAAGTATGATTAAGCTTAAGAAAGATTCTCTTAAATTTAATGGATTTTATAGGGGAAAGGTTCTTGATAATGCAGATCCAGATAACCTTGGGAGGATAAAGATTGAAATTTTTGGTGTGTTTGATGATATAGATGCATCTAGTCTCCCTTGGGCAGTTCCCGCCTTCCCTTTGTTTGTTGGTTCTGGAAGTGGGTTTGGAAATTTCGCAGTTCCAGAAGTTAACTCACATGTTTGGGCTTTTTTTGAAGGAGGGGATTATAATCAGCCTGTGTATTTTGCTGAAGCTGCTGATGCAGTTAGGGGGATTCCTTCAGAGGCACTAACTAATTATCCAGATAGGCGGGTGATGAAAACAAAAAATGGAATAGTAATTTATATTGATGACTCAAGTAAAGAAATTAAAATTGATCATCCAGAAGGAGCTTATATTTTGATTGATGAGACTGGAAATGTGAAGATTAAAGGTACAACAGTTCACATAAATCCATAAAGTAGGTATTAAAAATGCCTTTATTAAGAAAAAATTTTTCTGAAGGGTTGTTGAAGACTGACATTAGTGATGTTGATACACAAATGACAGTAAAAGCCCATAATCTGCCAACAACTGCGGGGCAGTTTAGGTTGGTTATTTGGAATGATCAGAGTTTTCCAAACCCAGCTGATGATCCAAATGTTGAAATAATCACAGCTAAATATTCAGGAACACCAAATGTTTATGATATTGTTAGAGGGCAAGAAAATACTGCAGCCGTTTCTCATAGCGCTAATTCTAGAGTTGCTTTGCATCTGACGGCTGGAATGTCTGAGGATGATATAAACTGGGTTGGAAGTAAAGAAGTTGATGAAAGTGCAGTTGGTGATGGAAAAGTGCTTGTAGTTTCTGGAGACAAATTAATTTATAAAAAGTTGTTGGGGTATGATTCAGATTTGGCAACATTGGTAACTGATTTGTAAGAAGAAGTAAAATGGTTCAATATCGAATTCCAGTTGAAGAAACATTTAATTGGCAGAGACCTGTTTTGGACAGGCTTACAACACCTCCCGGCTCTCCGTCAAAAGGTGATAGATATTTAATTATTGCTACTGCAACTGATGATTGGGCTGGTCATGAAGATAAGATTACTTGGTATAATGGTTCAACTTGGAAGTTTGATACACCATCTGAAGGTTGGAAGGTATGGGTGTCAGATGAAGATGTGTATTATGTATATAATGGAGCAGCTTGGGGCGTCGAAGAATCTGTTGCAACGCATGAAGCTACTTATGATCACACAAAATTACATGATCCAGTCACTGTTTCTGATACTGCAAGTGTTGATCTTACACTAACTGGTCAACAAATATCAGCAGATGTGTTGCCTGGCGGTGTAGATCATGATCAATTATCTAATTTTGTAGCTAATAAACACATAGATCATAGTGCTGTTTTAATTACAGGTAGCGGATTACTTGCTGGTCAAGGTGGTGATATAACTTCTTCTAGAACATTTACATTAAATAATTCTGATATAGATCATGATCAATTATCTAATGTACATCAAGATGTGACTATGACCTGACATTATCTGATATGCAACTTGGCTCCCCGACGTATCCGTCGGTTCACGATTTCCTTTCTACAACGGTTTCGGTAGGCCAGACGAGCGGCGGGGCAGTTACGGATAACGGCGACGGGACAGTGACTGTAGCGGCCGGTACAGGCTATATCAAGAAAACAGATAGCTCGATAGGTGAGCTTGTTACTTTTGATTGGGCTGAAGATGATTCTGTTTCGCTAACAGATAATTCGACAAATTACATTCTTATAAAATATAATGGCGGCAGTCCTATTGTAGATAGTACAGACGACTTTAATTCTATAAACTTTCACACTGAATTTGTTGTCTCAAATCCGATTTTGTGTCCAAAAGTATCTTCGGGGAATTGAGCATATCTCCGGCGGAAGCATTGCTGAGAAAGCGACAAGATATGTAACCTCAACGGCAGGGATTTTTTATATCGGCGATACGCGGATTGATACAGGTGCATTTGATAGTTCGGTGGAAGATTTTGAGCACTATTACTACAGGGACGGGGCTGGCGGTTGGAATGAGGCGGCCTCGACTGGGCAAATAGATAATGTTTATTACGATGACGGCTCCGGCACATTAGCAGAATTGACTGCGAACAGGTATGGAGTACATTGGGTTTACATCAGTTTCGAGGGCAAGATAAGTATTATTTACGGGCAGGACAATTACAAATATAACGAAGCGGTGCTTGCTACTCCGCCGAGTTCGATTC